CGAACGCGCCATCGCCCGTAACGCGGCGAGGGCGGCAATTCGCCGCCAAACAGAAGCTCGCGGCGAACAGGTGCAAGCATGACGCCCCGTACCCGCTACCTCCTCTCAATCAATGAAGAGACAGTGGGAGGATATTGTGAACTGCTGTGGCGCAAGGGTGTGGGCGATTACGCTCTGCCAGCCTTGCGGGCCGAGCCTGTTTCACGTCTCGGCGCTGACGCGCGGCTGCCGCTATCGCATAAGGGATGAACAAGGCCGCAGGTAACGGAGATTTCGCATGAACGCTGAGAGCAAAGTCAAAGCCGCGCACGCGAACCTCAATGCCGCGCTGATCGCGGCCCAGGCGGAGATGATCCCGCCGCGCAAGGATCGCGAAGTCACCGTTAAGATGAAAACTGGCGGAACCTATAAGTTCGCCTACGCCACGCTAGCGGGCATGGTCGATGCCGACCGCCCGATCCTCGCAAAGCACGGGCTCGGTTTCGTTCAGTTTGTCACTGACGGCGCAATGGTGACGCGCATCATCCATGAGAGCGGCGAACATCTGGATTGCCCGCTCCCGATGCTGAACCTGCCCAACGCTCCGCAAGAGGCCGGGAGCATCATCACCTATTTCAAACGCTACTCCTACGCTGCCGCCTTCGGTCGTGTGGCCGAAGAGGAGGACGACGCGAACATTGCGGCGGGGAACGACTATGTCCCAGCGCAGCGCGCAGCCACCCCCGGCAAAGTCGATGATGAGCAGTTCAGGACGCTTCAAGCGGCGGTGGACCGCACTGGAGCCGACCTGGCACGCTTCTGCAAATACTTCCAAGTCGCGAGCCTGAAGGACGTTCCCGCCAATCGCTTCAAGGAGGCGCTGGACGCCCTCGACGCGAAGGCCAAGCGAAAGGAGCCAGCCAATGCATGAGCAAGGCACAACCGAATGGCTGCTTGAGCGGTGCGGCAAGGTCACGGCCTCTCGCATCGCGGATCTGATGGCTCGCACGAAATCGGGCTGGGGCGCATCGCGGGCAAACTACGCCTCGCAGCTCATCTGCGAGCGCCTGACGGGCTGCATCACTCCGTCATTCACCAATGCCGCGATGATCCACGGCACCGAGACCGAGCCGGAAGCAAGGAGGGCTTATGAGTTCTTCGTTGACCGCGATGTCCAGCAAGTCGGCTTCATCCCGCATCCGACGATTGAGATGGCGGGTGCATCTCCTGATGGCTTTGTTGGAGACGACGGATTGCTGGAGCTCAAATGCCCCAACACCGCGACCCACATCGAAACGCTGCTGACAGGCAGCATTCCCGACAAATACGTCAAACAGATGCAGTTCCAGATGGCCTGCACTGGCCGCACCTGGTGCGACTTTGCCAGCTACGACAACCGGCTTCCCGAGCGGATGCGGTTGTTCGTCCAGCGGGTCAATCGCAGCACGCCGGCAATCAAGGAAATCGAGGACGAGGTTCGGGCTTTCCTCGCAGAGATTGAGGAAGCCGTGGCCCAGCTTCGCGACAAATACGAACAACTGGAGGCAGCATGAGCAAGAGAATGAACATCGCAACGCCGCGCAAGGCGAGGGACGGCAAGACGTTCTGGACGAACATCGGCACCGCCTGGTTCAACGATAATGGCGGCATCCAGCTCGTGTTCGATGCCCTGCCGATCCCCGATAGCGAGGGGCGTGTCGTCGCCAACCTGTTCGAGCCGAAGGAGCGTTCACGCCCGCTTGCCAATGAGCGCACCGGGCAGAGCTTCGTGGACGATGAAGCGCCGTTCTGAGCTGAAGCGCGGAAAGCCCCTGAAAGCAAAGCGGAGATACAAGCCAGTGTCAGCCAGAGCTTATCACGACTGGATCGCCAAGGAGAACGACTGCCTCGTTTGCGGTGGCCCTGCGTGCGTCCATCATGTGACGGGCTATGCCGACAAGCCGGGACGGTTTAGCCGCGACGATTGGCTGGTGGTTCCTCTTTGCCCAGGTCATCATCAGGCGGTCTATGACAAGGCGTCCGATCCGCAGAGTGTCGAGCTACTAAGCCATCAGGGCTTCTTCGAGAAATATGGGATCGACTTGCTGGCAGAGGCGATGGCCTTTGCCGAAAGCTATCAGAGGGTTGCGGCATGAACGCGCCATTCCGAAACGACACGCCGATTAGCGAGCAATACCGCCTCGCCGCGATGGACTGGGTTGCGATGGATGCAGCCGCGCGAATGCTCGAGGAGGGCAAGTCCGCCTACATTGCCCAGCAGATAGACAAGCTAGGCGACATGGCACACGCGAAGGCTGAGCGGATCGTCAAGGCGTCCCCTGACTACGCCGACTATATCAAGAAAATGGTCAACGCGAAAACCGCCGCCAACCGGCAGAAGGTCGAGCTCGACTTCCTGAAGATGCGGCACATGGAACGCAATTCCGAAGAGGCAAACGCACGATCGGAGAGGAAGCTATGAACAAGCTATTCCACCGCCAATTCATCGACGCTCATCAGGTCAAGTCCAGCACAGGACTCAACAGGGACGCGTGGCCCCTTCGCGTGAACCACATGCGCGAGGACAGGACGGAGAAGGTGGCTGCCTAATGGGCATCCGTGTCTCTTCTGCGGACATCAGCCAAGCGAAGGCCGCTGCCGAGAAGGCTGGCCTGCGCTTGGTTGCGCTGGAGAAGAGGCCGGACGGAACCGTAAAGCTGGAGTTTGGCGAGTTCGAGGCCAACGATGACTGGCGCAAGGGCTCTCCGCTATATGAGCGGGCGTCATGAAGTACCTCCGCAAGAAGATCGCCAAAGGTCGCGATTACTATTACTTCGACCACGGCAAGGGCGACGATGGGCGGCGGGTTCTAACTCCCCTGCCCCATGTACGCGATCCGAAGTTTGGCGGGTCTTACGCGGCAGCGCTAGGCCAGCGGACCAAGCTGCTCAACAAGCCCGGAGTGATGACGCTCGACGGGCTGATCCGGGTCTATGAGAAGTCACCGGAGTTCGCCGGCCTGAAGGAAGCGACCAAGCGCAGCTATGTGCGCTATCTCGCCAAGGCCAATCTTTTGATGAGATCCCCGCGTGGGGAATCGCCGCCCGCGAAGGACATCGAGCGCCGCGACGTGCTGAAGCTGCGCGATGCGCTGTCAGAGACGCCGGGAGCCGCCAACCAGGCCGTCAGGGCCTTGGGAGCGCTCTACGCATGGGCGGTCGATAACGAGCGGGTGAAGGAGAACCCGGTCAGGCGGGTGAAGAAGTTCGCCGCCAAGCCGCACGAGAAGTGGCCCGAGGAATTGCTGGAGGAGGCGCTTACTGATCCGCAGATCGGTGACGCGGTGGCACTGTTTTTCTTCACCGGGCAGCGGATTGATGACGTTGTGGCGATGCGCTGGAACGACATCAAGGGCGACCACATGCTCGTCTGGCAGAAGAAGAAGGACAAGCAGATCAAGGTCGCGATCCTGCCCGAGCTCGCCGATCGACTGAACCGGATGGAGCGGCCCGCGCTGACCATCCTGACCAACGCCAACGGGCAGCCGTGGACGCAATCGGGGCTAAGGCAGAAGCTCCAGGATTGGGCCAAGGCGCGCGGTCACAAGGTCGTGCCGCATGGTCTGAGGAAGAACGCCGTCGATGCGCTGCTGGAAGCGGGCTGCACGGCGGCAGAGGTCGGCGGGATCACCGACCAGTCGCTTCAGATGGTCGAGCATTACTCGAAGGGGTCGAACCGGCTGCGGCTTGGAAGGGCTGCGGTGGTCAAGCTGGATGCACATAGGAGGAAGGCGCGGTGAGAGTGAATGAGCAAGTCCGCGAAGCTATCAATCGCATCAAGCCGCTACCGTTCAGCACCGGGCCGAACTTCTACACCGTTGACGTTGACGGTTGGGGATTGAGCGCTCCGACGAGGCCGCAAGTCGCCAAGATGCTGTGGGATTGGTTCAACGACGAACGCCCGCTGATGGCATGGATTTGGGACGAAATGTTCGGTGAGAACGTATCGTGAAAGTGAAAACCAAATGTGAAAACCGCTTGTTTCGCTATCTTAGCGCTGTTAATGCCGCGTTAGGAACGAGCGTTAGTTTTCCGCCTTTTTCGCCGTTTCTGAATGGAAAACTTTCCACATTGTTTCGGAGTGCGCCGTGGCTGATGTGAAAACCAAAGGCTCCACCTTTTTGATTGGGCCCGTCCGAGGTTTTGCCCCGGATTATCTCGAGTCCGTCGTTGCCGGATTGGAGGCCGACGGTTGGCAAGTTCACTGGCCCGCCCGCGACACGGATCAAACCGACCAGACAGGAATCCTGATCTGCACTGACAATGTGGCCGCTATCCGAAAAGCTGATGTCGTTCATGTCATTTGGGATGGCGTGAGCCAGGGATGCTTATTCGATCTTGGCGCAGCCTTCGCGCTGATGAAGCCGGTCGTTCCGATTGAACTTCCGGAGCCAACAGAAGGCAAATCCTTCCAAAACATGATTCGGAATTGGGCCGCGAGGACGACCTTATGACGTGGTCAACTGGCAAATGGGCCGAAGGCGTGGTCGAATGGGTCGAGGGGGACACGGCGTTTATTTCCGTCGTCTTTTCGTGGGACGTTGATGAGGCTCTAGCGCGAACGTTTTGGTATCGTGCCGCTGGATACAAAGTTCGCGTTGGCGGCCCAGGCGTGTTCACGGCGAAGCGAGCGAGAGAGTTTGCCGGGCTAGCGGAAGTCGGAGGATCAGTCCCAGGCACCCAAGTTCGCCACAATCCGATGTCCACGAAGGCCACTACAGGGTGCTCAAAAGATTGTTGGTTTTGCATCGTACCCGCGATGGAGGGGCCGATCGAACCCTTGCCGGATTTCGTGCCGAGACCCGTCCTGACGGACAACAATCTGTCTGCGATCGACGCCGACTATCAACAATATATCGTTGAGCGCTACCAGAAAGCTGGCGTCCCTCTGTTAGACGCAAACAGCGGATTCGAGCCGGAGACCTTTGATGAGGAGGTGCTGGAGCGCTGGTGGCCTATCAACCAGGGGCCTTGGCGCTTCGGTCTAGATGAGACAGGCGAAATTGATGAGGTCGAGCGTGTCGTCAAAATGCTCAAACGACGCGGCGTCCCGGCTAAGAAAATCCGCCCCTATGTGATGATCGGCCACGAGCCATTCGAGCTTTGCATGGAGCGCATCCATCGGATCTTCGCTTTGGGGGGTGAGCCATACGTTCAATACATCATCAAACTTAACGCCCGTCGCAAAGAACCTTGGGTGCAACACGATTGGACAGCCGCCAAGCTGAAGCGGGTGCAGCGTTGGGTGAACGGCCACGCCTGGCGCAAATGTGAGTTCAAAGACTTCAAAGACAACATGCAGTCGCGGGACGACGATCGCACTATCGACTGGTTGTTTGGAGAAGCGGCATGACCGATCCGCTCATTTATCGCGGTTGGGAAATCGACCGCTATCAGCAGCCCGACCGCTGCTATTATGCATACGCGCCTAGCTACGACGGTCTGACCCCGAGCGACACCCAATGCGCCCCAACGCTCCACGAGCTCTGCGACCAAATTGACGACGTGATCGCCGCAAGGATGCGCCCAAATGACGCCCCCAACCAATCGGAGACGATATGACAAGCAATAAGCTGTTGGAGTTGGCCGAGCGCATTCACGCGCTTGGCGATGAGCATGAGAACCACGCCGACCCTTACGGCGATGATGCCGCATATTGTGCCGACATGGCCGTTGGTCGGGCGCTCAAAAACCTCGCGGAAATATTCGCCGACGTTGCCCGCAAATCCAGATCACAGGAAGGCTCAAGCAATGTCAGGTGAAGTGAAGCTGACCGATCTAAATCCGCGCCACTTGGCCGATCCTACTTTGGGTCAAACGCCATTCGCTAACGATCCTCCTCGGCTTTATCACGAAATCGCCTTTCTATGCCCAAAGTGCCGAAAGCACGAAATTTCCGTGGCATTTTGGGGCGGCGCGTATCGCGAGGCCGTTCAAGTCGGCGAGGCGGAATACGGACCCATCATTAAGCGCATGTGGCACCGCGAAGGAGAACAAGGGTTCCTCGATCTAACGCTGACGCCAAGCATCAACCGCGAGGGCAAAGGCGACAAGTGTGGAGGTTGGCACGGCCACATCACGAACGGGGTAGTTCAGTGATCCGCGAGGATCGGATGCGAGGATACGCTGCGGCCCTTCCTCATATCCGCGCTGCGATCAAGGCGTATCACGAAGCCACCCGCCCTACCGTAGTGACTGACGAGGTTGTTGAGCGGGTTGCGAGGGCTCTGTGCCGCCAATACGAAATCGACGACGGCTTTTCGGAGGAGCAGGCCGACCGTCACGCGGCTAGCCCAATGTGGCTTAACTTTCGCCGAGCTGCCCGCGCAGCTATCGCAGCAATGTCATCACAGGAGGGTGAATAGGTATGAGCGTTAACGCGCAGGTTCGTGAGGCCATTGGTCGGATCGAGCCGCTACGCT